GGAGACTCACCCGCACATTGCTTCCCAGTTCCGCGATTTTCCCAACCGGAGGCCGAAATGCCGATGCCCAGCAAATTCACGGCCGACCGCCGGCAGCGGATCCTCGAGGCCCTCACGATCGGAGCGCCGCTCGACGTGGCCGCGGCGATCGGGGGCGTGGAGCGCACCACCCTGCAGAAGTGGCTCCAGAAGGGCCGCGCACCCGGCGGGCCGGCCAATTTCCGTGAGTTCGCGACCCAGGTGGACGAGGCGGAGGCCCACCCCAAAGCCCGGGCGCTCGGGATCATCTACAAAGCCATGGAGGACAAGCCCGATCTGGCCTGGAAGTTCATCGAGCGCCGGGTCTCGGGCTTCGCACCGCCGGTGGCGATGCCGGCGGTCACCCATCAGCCGGTGAAGATCCAGCTCTCGTTCCACGACGGGGCCGCGATCGCCATCGCGGACAGGTTCATCGAGGGAGAAGCCGTTGAGCAGGACGAAACAGCCCCCGCGACCATCCTCGAGCTCCCCGCCAGCGCTCGAAGTTCGGCTTCCTGAGCTTCACCCCGTCCAGAAGGACGTTTTCGCCTCCGATTCGCGGTTCAAAGTGGTCGTCACGGGGCGCCAATGGGGGAAAACCTCCCTCGGAGGCACGATGGTCGTCGCCGCGGCCCTGGAAGGCAAGCACGTCCAGTGGGTCGCACCGTCGTTCCCGATCGGCGAGCTGGGCTGGAACATCATCGACCGCCTGTGCCGGCAGATCCCCGGAACCCGCTTCGAGGGTCGGCCGGTGTTCAGGATCACCCTCCCCACGGGCGGAACGATCCAACTTCGGAGCGCGGATAACCCCGATTCCCTGCGTGGAGCCACTTTGGACGGGGTCGTGTTCGACGAAGCGGCGCAGGCCAAGCCCGAAGCGTGGTCCGTTCTTCGCCCGACGCTCTCGGTCCGTCGAGGGTGGGCGATGTTCATCTCCACCCCGAAAGGGCTGAACTGGTTCCACGATCTGTACCAAGACGCGGAGAAACGCAATGGCTGGGAGCGGTGGCGGTTCCCGTCGACCTCGAGCCCGTACATCCCCCCAGAAGACGTCGAATTGGCTCGCCAGGAGATGAGTTCCCTCGTCTTCTCCCAGGAATATGAGGCCGAATTCATCTCCACCGGCACCGGCATCTTCCGCGCCGACTGGATCCAGCACTACTACACCCGCTACGAGGGCGAGCACCGGTTCTACTTCCTCGGTGACGAGCCCATCGCCGACTCCGCGTGTTGGAAGTTCCACACCGTCGACCTCGCGTGGTCACTCGACGAGCGGGCCGACTACACCGTCATCTCATCATGGGCGGTCACCCCGAAAGCGCACCTGATCCTGCTGGACGTGGACCGAGGGCACTACGAAGGCCCGGACATCGTCGGGAGGCTCCGCACGGCGTATACCCGCTTCGGTGGATATCTCGTCGTCGAGCGCGCCACGCGGCAGATGTCGATCATCCAGGAAGCTCAACGGACGGGACTACCGATCCGCGAGGTCCGCGCCGAGAAGGACAAGGTCGCCAGGGCATTACCAGCCACGGCGCGGATGGAACAGGGTGCGGTGTGGTTCCCACCGGCCTCGACGCCTTGGTTCCGCGACGTGGAAGAGGAGCTCCTCGCGTTTCCCGCGGGTCGGCATGACGACTTCGTGGACACCCTGGCCTACGCGGTCCTGCAGGTCGCTCACCGCTCACCGTATGAAGACCGTCCCCTGGAGGTGCTGTGAGCGACACGAAGCGCCGATTCTGGCAGCGGAAGTCCAATCCGAACCCCACCGTGACCGCATCTCCGCAGCTGATCGAGGTCTTGCGGCTCTTCGACGGCACGGCCGGCTCCTACGCCTCGATCTACCGCAAGCTCGCGCCGGTTCGAACCGTGGTGGATTTCCTCGCCGATGCGGTGTCCTCGACGTCGCTCAAGGTCTACAACCGCGGCTCCAAAGGCCGACCAGAGGCCCGGAATCACCCATATTCGCGGCTCCTGCGGTCTCCGAACCCCGAGATGACCCAGAAACGGCTGATCTCTGACGTGGTTCACGACCTCGCCCTGTACGGGAACGCCTACTGGTGGAAGATGGAGCGCGGCGGCACACGCTGGGTCGTGCCCATCCCGCCGGTGCGCGTCGTTCCTCGTGGCGGCAATCTCCTGTCGGTCTCCGGATACGACGTCTACGGCTTCGAGCGGCCCGAGCCGGTGCGGATCCCCCGCGAGGAGATGGTGCATTTCCGCCTGTACGACCCGGAGGACCGCAGGATCGGGGACTCTAAGCTCAATGCTTTGCGAACGATCTTGTCCGAGGAGGTCGAGGCGTCGAAGAACCGCTCGGGGTTCTGGGCGAACGCCGCCCGTAGGGACGGGATCATCGAGATGGAGAAAGACGCGCCGGTCCTGTCCGACGAGGCGCGCAAACGGTTCCGGGAGGACTGGCAGAACGCCCACGCCGGCGCGATGAACGCGGGCAAGACCGTGCTCCTTGAGGGCGGGATGCACTGGAACGCCGATTCGTTCTCCCCGAAGGACTCCGCGTTCCTCGAGGGGCGGCTGTTCGTCCTGGAAGCCACGGCACGGGTGTTCAACGTCCCGCTGCCGCTGCTGGGGTTGACGGAAACCGCGACATATGCGAGCCAGAAGGAGTTCCACAAGGCGCTGTACCAGGACACCCTTCCGCCGTGGTACGAGACGATCCAGTCCGAGCTCGACCTGCAACTCAAGCCCTGGTTCACCGACGATGAGGACATCTACACCGAGTTCGACCCGGACTCGAAGCTCTGGGGCGACCCGATCGAGCGTGCGGGGGTGCTGATCCAGACGATCGGCCGTCCCTACATGACGGTGGAGGAGGGTCGTGCGCTCGAGAACCTGCCCGACCGTGGAGACGAAACCGACGCAGAGTTGGCGATCCCGGTCAACAACATCCAACTAGGCTCGACGCCGCCTCCTCCGCCCCAACTTCCCGCAGCCACTCCGCCGCAGCTACAGGCCGCATCGGTTGCCGTGGAAGCGTTCCGGGAGCGGCAATATCGCTCCGTCAAGTCCCGTTTCGGTGCCGGCGGGGACTTCGACCGCGAGCGGTGGAACCGCGAGTTGACCGCGCTCCTCGCCGCGCACGACGTCCCGTCCCCCGCATTGGTCGCGGACGGGATGAACGCACAGCTGGAAGGCGACATCGAAGAGTTCGGGGTCGATCAAGCGTTCCATCCGCGCCCAGCACTCGAGGGGGTCACATGACGGCTCGCACGCCGTGTCGGTGCGGCTGTGACACGGACAACCGCGAAATCAAGCTCAGCCACGCCTTGAAGGGCCGCACGTTCACCGCAGAAAGCCTGCAGAAGATGTCGGACTCACGGCGTGGTCGGAAAGAGACGCCCGAGTGGACGGAGCGGAAGGTCGCCGCATTGCGCGGCCGTAAGCATCCGAAGGATTGCAACCACTGCGCGAGCATCCAGGGGGACGGGAACGGCCGCTGGAACGATGGAGCCTCACAGAAGTCCGTCCGTCGGCGCTTGCGTCCCGGTGCGCGTTTCGATTCGTCGATCACGCGACGTGGGCTTCTCTCTCGGGACGGGTGGCGCTGTCAGATTTGCGGAGATGCCATCCCGGACGTGACATGGCCGACTGAGAGTTACCTCGATTACGGGACCGTTGACCACATCTTGCCGTTGTCGGAAGGCGGCGCCCACACCTGGGAGAACGTCCAAGCGGCCCACTTCCGATGCAACTCCCAGCGGTGGTATGCCTCAAGGAGGTCGGCATGAGTACGCAGGAAGCGGAGGTCAGGGAATACGCAGAACCGGTGCAGGTCAAGCGGCTCTGCCCCGCGACGAGCAAGGTGCTGAATCGGAAGCAGGGGCTGGTGGAGCAATACGTCTCGATCTTCAACAACGTCGATCACGGCGGCGATCGTGTGCTGCTCGGCTTCTTCGGGGATTCCATCGCGGAGTTCAAGGCGGGAGAGCGGAGCTTTCCGGCCATCTATTCCCACCAGATCGACGACCTGGACTCGTGGATCGGCAAGGTCGTGGACCTCGAGGAGGTTCCTCCCGGCGATGGGCGACTGCCTGCGTCCGTGAAGGCGCTCGGGGGATTGCGTGCTCAGTATCAGCTCTACATGGACGAGCCGCGTGCTCAGAAGGTGTTGCGATTGTTCGAGGACGGCATCTTGAACCAGGCATCGTTCTCATACGGAGTCAAAACGGAACGCCGAGCGAAAGATGGGGCGAACGAACTCATCAATGGCGTGCTTTTCGAACTCGGACCAACGCTTCTTGGGATGAACGAGATGACAACGTTGGTCGGCGTCAAGAACACGCCCGCCCAAGCCGAAGAGCCGGCAGAGGCCAAGGCAGGACGGGTGCACTCACGCAATACGGTCACGCACCTGCTCGCGATGCGTGACCACATCGACGAGTTGCTTGGGCAGTTAGCTGACGAGCACTCTGGGGTCGAAGAGGAAGCCAAGACCGACGAGCCTGAGGCCAAGGTCGACGAGCGTCCCTCTGTGGTGGCCCTCCGCGAGCGTATCGCCGCTGTTGCGGCAGGAGGATAGTCATGGCAGAGATCTTGAAGTTCCTAAGTGCTCAGCGCGAGAAGGCGCTGGCCGAGGCCCGTGCCATCACGGACAAGGCGGACACGGAGGGGCGCGACCTCACCCCCGAGGAGTCCGACAGGGCCAACGCACTCGTGAAGGAGGCCGAGAACTGGGTCCGCAAGGCCGTGGGCGAGCGCGAGAAGATCGAGCTCAACAAGCACATGGAGGACCTCGGCGGAAGCCTCTTCTCCGACGTGACCTCGGAGCAGAACCTCGACTCGCTGGCTACCGCGGGGGACGTGGGTTCGTACTTCGTGCGTTCGGGGCTCTTCAAAGCCCTGAGTGCCAAGAAGATGAACGGCACCCTCGGTAAGCAGTTCCGCTCGGAGTCCATCGAGATCCCGGACCGGGTGTGGCAGGCCACACGACGTGGCAAGGCCAACCCCGTACTGGAATCCGGGATGGACGACGCGGCGGGCGACGTGTTCGGTGGCGTCTCCAGCGGCACGCTCGGCATCCTGAACACGCTCGTGGCGGGGCTCGCACCCCCGGTGCTGCTCCGTCCATCGCTCGGGGACCTCATCCCCACGATCACGGTGACCACCGGCAACTCGGTCACCTACCCCGTCTACTCGCGGGCAGGCACGAACCTGTCGGCGACATCGGGTGAGGTCAACAGCATCTTCGGGTCAACGCTCGAGGGTGCGACCAAGCACGCGATGAGCTACGACGCATCGACGGTCACGAAGGTCCTGTTCAAGCTGGCGGCCTACATCAAGGTCTCGGAGGAGTTGCTGGAGGACGCGCCCGGTATGGCGTCGTTCATCAACGCTGACCTGCCCTTGCAGGTCCGTCAGGCCGAGGAGGTCTACCTGGCCTCGGTGCTGTACGCAGGATCGATCACCGCGGACGGGACCGGTGTCGGTGGGACGACCGCCTGGGACGCGATCCTGGACGCCGAGAACACGGTGCA